GGGGGGAAGTTCCAATTTTTAATTTGCATATTCATAGCAAGGCTCTTATGTTATACTGTTAATGAATACAGCTCATATAAACATTTACATCCAGGCACAAATTGAAACATAATCAAGATTATTAACGTTTGTTGTGACAATAGATTTTTCAGATATATTTTTCCACTTGAGCTGTCGCACTATTATTTTATCTGAATGATATTTTATCATATAATTAAAATATAACTCGTATTCTGAAGCACCGGATTCATCTACATATATTGGATGATTTAAATGTTCAGTTACCGATAAAATAAATACTTGCCAAAATGGTTTATTATGTTTGTCTTCAACCATTTGAACCATTTCTTTTATATATTTTATGTTAAACATCATATGATGACAAATCCCACTTTTGCTATGTACTTTTTCAAAACTTTCATGCAAAAAATTCATATGGATAAAATATGGAATATGATGTTCATCGCCAACCGACAAAATTGGTCTATCATTTTGAATAAACTGTGTTGGTTTTAAAAAAAAAACATCTGCATCCAATACCAAATAATTTTCTAAAATATTTTCTATTAGTTTGCCTGCATACAATTTAATAAGCTGTTGAAAATACCAACCATTTCGGTTTGATTTGCCGTTATAATGTGAAAATTTGTCTTCTATAAATTTTTTGAAAGGAAATATTTCTTCATTTATAATAATACAGTCACTTATTACAATATTTGTATTACAAGTAACAATATAAATATTTCGGTATCCGAAAATATTTTTTTTTGTATATTCAATTTGTCTGGCAAATCGTGAAATTTCATTCGGACCCAATGGAATTACAATATCAAAACTCATTTTTAAAATATACTTCATATAATATTTTAAAAATCTGTACGAATTTTATAATAAATTTTTATTTACAAATAGAACATCAAATTCACTAAATCCTTTTATTGTTGTGTCCGGAAAATATTTCCCAAATCTATTGCTCGAAACATAAATAAAACCATTGTTATTTAAAAAATTATTTAGTTCGTCAAATGTTGCTCCTCCAGTATAGGTAGAAATAATAGAACATTCCGTAATTATGTATTTTATATTTTTGAATTTGTCACCTAAACTTTTAAGTGCATTCAATTCATAACCTTGAAGATCAATACATAATAATTCTACACTTTGTAATTGATTTTCCTCCATAAAAGTATCAAGTCTTTTTCCTTTTACTGTAATTTCTTTTTGTGGATTTTCTCTTCTATAATCAGGATCATTTTGTTCTCTTAATGAAAAATCAATTTTAAACATAGATGATGAACCCATATTGTTGTACTTTGTTAGGTCAAATGGATAAAATGTTACATCTTTGTTTTCTAAAGAAACTGCGGTTTCAACTAAACAAACATTTTCTTTTATTGCGTTGCTTGATTCATACAAATTTTTTTTACAATGAATTAAACAATCTGGATTACATTCAAATGCATATACTTTACAGTTATAGTAGTTGTATAATTCAATAGCATCTTTTATGTCACGTGATCCTAATTCAAAAATAGTATTTATATTTTCTTTACAAATAATTTTTGTAAAACAAGAATTTAAATATGAAGACATTTATAAAATATTTGTCTTTTATGTTTATATCTTTTTTCTTTTATGTTTATATCTTTTTTCTTTTATGTTTATATCTTTTGTCTTTTATGTTTATATCTTTTGTCTTTTATGTTTATATCTTTTGTCTTTTATGTTTATATCTTTTGTCTTTTATGTTATTTTACATATTTTGTCTAATAAAAGTTATATTGGTTTATTATAGCTTAAATATAATATAATTATTTACTTAGATATGATAATTTTTAATCATAATAAAGGAAGATTAGGAAATTCATTGTTTCGATTGTTTGCAAATATTGTCTTTCTAACAGTTTATAATGTGGATGCACAAATATATAATTATATGAATACAAACAGTTTATATATTAACGATGATGACTTTCAAAAATGGATGAGTAATGTTTTAAGTGGCACAATTCCGAAACTTGTAAACATAAATGCAAGTTATCTATTTGATGGATATTATCAACATGACGCAATATTTGTAAAGTATAAAAAAGAAATTGTAGAATACATAATAAATAATCCAAATTTTATTATTAAAACAGACAACAACAATAGTTACAGAATAATTGATTTTATAAATTATTCAATACATAAACAATATAATATTGTTGTCCATTTACGATTAGAAGATTTTATAACAATTTCACAAGTAATTGATCCAAACTGTATTCAAGTTGTTATTGATGAAATAACATCATTGTATTCAAATGAACAAATTTGCATTGTTGTGAATAAAGCAAGCACAGATATTGAATCAAAATATATTGATTTTTTAAAAAAAAGAAATTCAAATATTACAGTCGAATCGAATAATGTTGTAACCGATTTTACCATAATGAAGAATGCAAAAGTTTTGGTTTGTTCTTGTTCATCATTGTCGTGGGCTGCATCATTACTATCAACAACTGTGCAAAAGGTATATGTTCCAGACTATGTAAATGTAAACGGTTCTCATCAAACATTCAAAAATCCAATTCAAAACACATCGTTGTATAATATTCGAACATGTACAATAGATGAATTATCTAGAATATTAGAACTAGATAGTCGGGTTCAAAATATGTCTTACTCATTGACAGATTCGAAAGGAACCTCACTTGATGTTAAACTGGATAAATTGTTTGGTTGTAAAAGTAACGGGATATATATTGAAGTTGGAGCTTTTGATGGTTTAACACAAAGTAATACTGCATTTTTTGAATTTTACAGAAGTTGGAGTGGTATTTTAATTGAACCATCAAAACATGCATATGATCTCTGTTGCAAAAGTCGTCCAAAAAGCATTAATTTGAATTTATGCTGTGTTTCTTCAGATTATCAACAAAAAACTATTTTTGGCGATTTCAACTCAGTTACTATGGCTTCTGTGAACGGTGACCGACTTAAATCGCAAAACTTGGTTGAAGTAAATTGTATGACACTGAACAATATTATTCGTGAACACATACCAAATAAGTCGATTGACTTCTTGTCTTTAGACACGGAAGGATACGAACTAAATGTTTTAAAAGGCTTAGATCTCAGCGTAAATAGACCCAAGTTTTTATTGATTGAAATTTATAAAAGCGAGTACGACAAAATAGCCGATTATTTATGTTCACATAATTATACATTGCATTCGAACTTTTCAAATTACAATATCATTGATAATCCAATATGGGATGGAACACATAATGATTTTTTATTCTACGATGACCGTCGATTTTCTAAAATAATTACAGGCGAAAAACTTCAACAAATGTGTGATCTTTATCTTGGTTTTGATGATGACTTCAACTTTAATCCAGTTATATCAAATGAGATTTTTAAACATTGCAGTTTTAATTTATTTACAAAGCCATTTGATAATCCGTTAAAAATTTTTTGTTATAGCCATCATATTAGTAGATTATCAAGTATAATACATTTATTTAAAAATGATTTTATACTGGTAACTCACAATTCCGATAACGAAATCAGAGAAACGCATGATGTACTTAATATTTTGAACTGTGGTAAACTGTTAAAATGGTTTGGACAAAATATTTGCTTCGACCATGAAAAACTTTGTTTTTTGCCAATTGGTTTGGCAAATAGTCAATGGCCACATGGAAATTTATCTGCTTTCCATAATATTCGTTTTTCGTCGACAAGCAAAACAAATGATGTTTATTTTAATTTTAATATACAAACAAATGTTATTAAACGACAACCATGTTTTGATATTTTAAAAAATAAATTGCAATGGTTGGATACAATTGACCCAATTGAAAATCATAAACGTTTATCGACATTTCGTTTTTGCATATGTCCAGACGGTAATGGAATGGATACTCATCGATTATGGGAGTGTTTGTATTTAAATGTTGTTCCGGTTGTGATTAAAAATGAATTTACCTGTTTACTGGTCAAACAAAATATACCTTTGGTTGTTTTAGATTCATGGGAAAACTTTGATTCAAATAGTTTAATTTATGCCGATTATAATTTTGAGTCAAAAGAATTACAAGAACTACTGAACTTTTCAAATTACTTTTCTAAAATATGAGTGTAAAATTTATTCAATTAAAATACTTAAAACTTATATTTGAATATTTTGACTCTAACCCTAATGAACTCAAATAACCCCATTTTGGAAGATAAATCTCTTTAGCATTAGTTAAATATAGTGAACTTAATGCAAATGTGCTTCTCGATAAAATTACAATTTTTGCTTGTGTTAAATAAAATAAATCCACCGAAGGATCATCGGATCTAATTATGTCATATGGTAAAGTTACGTTTCCATATGGTGAAGTGACAATAATAATTTTATAGTTCTCGTATTTTTTTTTTAAATCTTGAATAATATTTTCAATTTTATAATCACTTAATGGTGCTTGACAATTGTATAAATTAAAATTTGAACTTATATTTTGTGAACGGTAATAATCAAACTCATCGTTATAATTTAAATTTTCTACATTCATTTTGTTTTTAATATAATCAAACGAAATGTGGCCATCGTAGTCGATACGATTTGTAAAATCAACATCGTCAAGTCTTAAATGAACCACTATTGTATTATTAACATCAAAAGGAGTAATATATTTTTTTATTGTTGCTAATTCATCAAGATGAATAATTATTTCAAATAAATTTTTTTTAAAATAACTTATTAAGTCCATTTTTACATACAAAACAACAAATGAATTTAATTTACACCAATCATTCGTAAATACAAATTCTACAAGTTTTCCTTTTATTTTGTCTTTATTATAATTATTTACAAATTTTTTTAAAGCAATAGTAAATATACTACTCGGATAACGCTCCTCATTATATTCTATATAATAATTGTTATAATGTGCATAAATAATTTGACAAATATAATGAGTTATTTGTGCTCCAAGTCTATCCCCCGCTCCCCTGTTTGTTATCTTAATATATCCGTCCATAAATATATATACTATATATACTATAACTATATATTTTCATACTATATATACTATGGAAATATTATTTAATGGTCAAGTATTACAAGATAAATTCGTTACTTCAGTGTTAAATAATAAACAAAATGGATTTTTTTTAGAAATAGGTTCAAACGAACCTAAAAATATTAATAATACGTATGTATTAGAAAAAAAATTGAATTGGAGAGGAATTATGGTTGAATACAATGTTGACTATCTTCCAAAATATGAGAGAGAAAGAACAAATAGTATACATATAATTAACGATGCTACAAAAATTGATTACCACAGTTTATTTTTAGAAAATAATGTTCCCCAAAACATTGACTATTTACAAATAGATTTAGAAGTTTCAAATAGATCAACATTAACAACACTTGAACTATTAGAAAAAACTATTTTTCCAAACTACAATTTTGCAACTGTAACGTTTGAACATGATATTTATTCTGGCAATTATTTTAACACAAGAAATATTTCGAGAGAAATATTTTATAAACATGGATATGTACTTGTGTTTCCTGATGTTAGAAATGGTAAAAATGCATTTGAGGACTGGTATGTTTATCCATCCTTGGTAGATATGAATTATATAAATAAAGTTCAGAGAAGTAATTCTTTAGAATATATCGATATTATGAAAATATTAGATAGTTCAAAATAATTAATAAGTTGTGTTATGTAACAGAAAATTGCATAATGGCAATTTATAGAAATTTTGGAAGGAAATTGTGTAAAATTTATTTAATTAAAATACCAAAAACTTACGTTTGAATTTAATAGATATATTTAAAAATAAACGCCATCAACATGATTTCAAATATAATATAAATATAAAATCATTTTGTATATTTATAATAAATGGCATCAATCACATTTTCCAGTTGTTTTTACATCATCAAATCCAAATTTGACGCAGACATTTACGTTGCCTGGATGAACAATCTGATTTCAATCGTCAACAATTTCAATTTGGTTATTTACACGGATGAAAATAGCGCCCCTCACATAAAAACTGGCGATAATCCACGCATTAAAATTGTCATTAAACCAATTGAACAATTTTTAGGTTATCAATTCGAAAAATACTGGATTGCCAACCACGAAAAAAACACGCTTCTAAACAAAACAACCAGTTGGCAATTAAATATGCTTTGGTCAGAGAAAATTGCATTTGTCTATGAAACAGCATATAAAAAATATTTTGACACGGAATTTTATGGATGGTGTGACATTGGTTATTTTAGAAATACACCCCAAGATACACCAATTGAATCATTGATTTCATGGCCGTCCTCAGAAAAAATTGAAAACCTAGATAAAACAAAGATCCACTATGCCTGTGTAATGAATTTTCCACAAGTTGTCCAAAATTTATTTAATCTAATTAATGACAAAAATCGTCTGGGTTTGCCAGCAATCGAAATACCACCAGACCAAAAATCGATTGGCGGTGGGTTTTTCATTGCGCATAAATCCAAGATTGAATGGTGGCGAAATACGTATTATAACAAGCTATTTCTTTATTTCAAAAATCATCGTCTTGTCAAAGATGACCAAATGATATTGGCGGATTGCATATTTTCTGATTTAAACAGTTTTGCTCTTTATAGAGAAAATCAATATGAATTAGACAACTGGTTCATGTTTCAACGTATTATAGGGAAACCGTAGGTTTCCCCTATGACCCCTTCCCTCATGTGAGCCTCCGAGCGAAGTGAGGTATAGGAGGGTTCATAAGGGAACTACGTTCCCTTAAAAGGATATAAACCTATTTTTAAAATAGGTTTATATAAATGATAAGCATTTTAATGCCCATTTACAATGGTATCGAATTTATTGACGAATCGGTATCTTCCATTCTAAGCCAGACATTTGAAGACTGGGAACTCATCATTGGTGTAAACGGCCATCCACCAATGTCCGAAGTATATTTAGTCGCCAAACAATATGAATTGCAGAACAATAAGATTCGTGTACTTGATTTGTCCGATATTAAAGGCAAATCCAATGCATTGAATGTGATGGTTCAGTATTGCAATTACAATTATGTTGCTTTATTGGACGTAGATGACATATGGTTGCCCGAAAAATTAGATGCGCAATCTTTTTATTTGAACGTGTACGACGTAATTGGTACAAAATGCGTGTATTTTGGAGATGCTGAACCCTTTGTTCCAGAAATACCGGAAGGTGATTTCAGCAATTTCGATTTCTTCTTTTTTAATCCAGTAATCAATTCAAGTGCAATTATCAGAAAAGAGCTGTGTAAATGGAATTCAATCTGGGATGGTGTTGAAGACTATGATTTGTGGATACAGCTTAGAAAGGCAGGTAAAGAATTCTATAACTGTGATCAAGTGCTTGTCAAACACAGAATTCATCAAACATCTGCATTTAATGCACAGGGGAATCATTTAAAGGTTTCTGACCTTAAGCGGAGCCATTTGCAAGTCCAAATCTGATTTTTATTTTAGAAATGACTAATATAAAAATGTGTGGTATTTTTGGAATCGTTTCTCTGAATCAAGAAAACATTTACGAGAGAATCATCAACGGTCTTATCCAATTGCAAAATCGCGGATACGATTCATCTGGTCTATGTGTCTTGAACAACAATCATTTAGAAGTTCATAAATATGCTTCTACATTGGTAGAAAGTTCTCTGCAGAAGTTGCAACAAGTTTGTATAAATCCGAGGTTAAACCATTTGGGTCCGCATTCCTTGGGTATCGGCCACAACCGCTGGGCCACCCACGGCGTCAAAAACGACACCAATGCGCATCCACATCTTTCCAACAACAAACAATTTGCAGTTGTCCATAATGGTATCATAGAGAACTATGCAGAACTCAAACAAGAACTGATAAAAAATGGATTCACCTTTTTCTCTCAGACTGATACTGAAATCATTGTCAATTTAATTTCATTTTATTATGAACAACTTGGAGATACAGAGAAATCCATTCAGGCAACCATTGCCAAACTTCAAGGTACCTACGGCATCATCATAATGGATTTGAAAAGCCCTGATAAACTCTTCTGTGTCCGAAACGGCTCGCCTCTTTTGGTCGGCAAAAGCGACGATTGCGTGATCATCACATCCGAACAAAGCGGATTCTGCAATCTGGTTTCAAACTACATCACTTTACACAATGATGATATTTGTGTGATTGAGAGAACGGAAGGACTTCTTATCAAAACCTCTGGAACATACACTGGCAAAAAGGTGCTATCTATGAATCAAGATTTGTCACCGGAACCCTTTGCCCATTGGACCTTGAAAGAAATATGGTACCAGCCCACAGTTGTTTTGAATGCAATTAACAATGGCGGACGCCTTGACGGACCAAACCGAGTTAAATTGGGCGGGCTAGACCAGCATATTAATATTCTTAAAGATGTTTGCAATATCATTATATTGGGTTGTGGTACCTCTTTTTTCGCTGGTCTCTACGGGATGCATTTTTTCAAACGATTGACAAACATGAACACGGTCCAGGTATTTGACGGCGCCGAGTTTTCCAGTAATGACATTCCCCGACTCGGCAAAACGGCAGTCATCCTTGTTTCCCAATCGGGAGAGACCAAAGATTTGCATCGGTCTATTGAGATAGCGCACCAAGGCGACGCTGTCACTATTGGCGTTATCAATGTTGTTGATTCACTTATTGCGAGAGAAGTGGATTGCGGGGTTTATTGCAATGCGGGGAAAGAAGTGGGCGTGGCGTCTACCAAAGCATTCACAAGCCAAGTAGTGTGTTTGTCGTTGATGTCAATATGGTTCTCTCAATTGCACGGGGTCAATGAACATTTGAGAATTCGAACAATCAGTGATCTGCAGAATTTATCCAACGATTTCAAAAACACAATTGAAAATGTTGAACCGGTTATAAAGACCATTATTCCAAAACTAATGGATACAAAAAATCTTTTTATTTTGGGTAAGGGAAGCGACGAATGCATTGCGAGAGAAGGTTCTCTCAAGGTGAAGGAGATTTCGTACATACACGCAGAAGGATACTCGGCGAGTTCGTTGAAACATGGACCTTTTGCTTTACTAGATGAAACGTTTCCAGTCATTATTTTGAATTTGGATGGCAAATATGAAGCAAAGATTCATAATTGCGTGGAAGAAGTGAAGTCACGGGGTTCGCCGGTATTCATTATTTCCACCAATCCAGATAATAATGATATTTGTGTCTCTGCGAACTTGTCGTATTCTTCGTTGCTGGGACTTGTGCCAATTCAGATGCTGGCTTATTACTTGTCGGTGCAAAAGGGGATTAATCCAGATAAGCCGAAGAACTTGGCGAAAGTGGTTACAGTAGAATAAGTGAACCAAGGTTCCCTTATGACCCCTTCCCTTAAAAATATTATTAGTATGGGTTCATAATGGAACAAAGCGCTACCTTAACCACTATTGTGTTTTTCTCCTTAAAATTATTATTAGTATGGGTTCATAAGGGAACGACGAGTTCCCTTACATAATGACGATCCGTTCTTTAATGACTGTATCAAGCAATGGCAATATTATTTTACTAATATTAGCAACCATGAATGGCGGATTTATAATATGAACTTTTCCCAACTTTTGCAAAAAGTTTTTTTTAGCTTTCTGCCCTTCCAGAGATACTACGGTTATAAAATCTTTATATCTCTCTACACCCGTCATCGTTAATCCCTTTATATCAACCAGAACATTATACGTGGCATAATTTACTAATATTTGTTCATTCATAAGAAAAATGTAGTGAGCCAAATCGGCGTAAATGCCCGGATGCATAATGGTCTTGAACGTTGTGTAATTAAACACCAAATTGTTTTCTTCAATCTGAATAATACAATTGAACAAATCTGCTTTGTTCATATTTTGCACAATGGTATTCGCGCAATCGAATTTTTGGCCATTCTTGAAAAGGAGATTTTTTTTGTTTTCCGAATAATAGTCATTTTTTAATGAATTGATTTTGTTCATGATATCATCCGATTCCGCTGTCATTGATTTATTATATTTAATATAATTATTATTTTAATATATTTTTGGTTTATATTTATAAAGGAAACCTACGGTTTCCTTTTGAACCTTCCCTTTTTAGTATGGGATTATAAGGCGTAAACGTGCGAAGCACGCTGAATACGACGAGTTCCTTTATCGCGTTAAAAATGCATTTTATATTTCATTTATCAAAATATAAATGAGTCAAGCAAATGCCGCCGCAAGAAAAAGACGTGCCGGAGGTGCAACTTTACAAGACAATGTTGCCCTTGCACAAACTAATAATAATTTACCTCAAGCCCCTAAAGGGGGATTAACTTTGCCCCAGGTGATTTCTCTCGTGGACAAAAGATTGGTTACTTTAGAAACATTTATGAAGGAAAACCAGAGTAATGGAACTAAAACCAGTAGTGTATCTGCTGAATCTTCAGCCTCTGCATCCGCATCCGCATCCGAAGATGCTGTCAACCAGTTAGCCGACGAGTTTGACTCCAAATTTTCCATGTTGGCGCAAGAACTCGCTGAATTGAAAGACGTGGTTCTAAAACTGCAGTCCTATACGATGGAGGTCAATAAGACACTGTATGAAGAGAGAATCACTGTTCTCTCGGATATGGGTCAATTGAAAGATGACAAAATTGACTTTTACATTTCGGAAGAAGAGATTGAAGTAGGTGAATCAACAAACTAAGGCATTTTTGTTACAACAACTGGTTTTATAACTTGAATATCCGACTCATTTTGGGCATATCCTCTACACGCAAATATCAAAACATCAACTTTACTATATTCAATCTCTTCGGTATCACATATCTTTTTACAAATTTCAACAATATTTAATTGCGTATATGAACGTGAAGTATTTATACTTACATTTGCTCTAGATACAATTCCTTCTTTACAAATGTAAATGCCTAAAAACTGATTTTGTTCCACATCGTGTACACCACCTGAATTAAAATCAAGCGATTGGTCTTCCACAATGATTTTACCATTTGTGGATTCGGTACAAACTAAATTTGGGTCAAAATTTCCAGCACAGATAAGTTCTTCTGTTCTTCTAGATACTATACAAGATTCGCCAAGTTGTTTGCCTTTTTCTACAAAATAACACAGTTTATTGAATGGAAAATCTATAACAATTTCTCCGGGTCCATTAGATGCGCCATGACTTCGAATAATGATTCTAACATTTGAACCATTATATGGAACCATAACATTATCAATAATTTGGGTAGCTAATTTACTAAAAAACTGTTTTGCAACATTTGGCAACATTTTGATTTTATATTCTTTCAAGTAATCAAATAAACTTGTATCTTTAAACTGAAACTCTTTTATAATCATTTCAATAAACTCATGATTGCTATATTGTAGCCT